CGTCTGTAAAGCAAACAAATTCATAAGGAACTGTTAAGTGCCTTTTGCACATGTTATAAAGTTTATTGACATACTCTGATGAATACTTACTGCCATGTTTTAAACAAACTACATAATTTTTAGTGTCTTGATTATGTACTTCGAGTGAAGAGCTTACCGTTGGCTCTTGCGGAGGTATTACGGCCTCAACCGGGGGATTCTCTTTAGCTAATTTAGAACGTTCTTTTTCAGCTCGGCGTTGATCTTTTTCAGCTCGTCTAGCCGCACGAATAATATTCCATTGTGCTTTAGTGTACTGGCTTTTATCAACCTTGGCCAATTTTATGCCTCGTAAATTGCTGAGTTAGCACCGTGTTCTGCACACTCTACTCGTACACAATAACAACGATTATCTGTTGCTTCACGTATAAGTTTGTCTGCAAAGTTAAATGCATGTTCTGCAAACTTCTCTGCTCCAACACCATCTAGTACCACAACACTACAAAGGTGTTTTGCTTCTAAAATCCTAAAATCATTTAAATGAGGGTCTTGTAAATCAATAACTGTTTTATGATCAAACGTATCTTCTAGCCACTTCTTTAATGGCTTTAGTCCGCCAAAGTCTACTGCCCAGTTTTTGTCATCTAGTTTATCACATCCAAATGTGAATGTAAATGCTAAACTGTAACCATGTAGCAAATGGCAGTGTGAATGCTCTGCGTTAGGTTGTCTAAAGACTGCTGAAAGTCCTATGTTGTGTCCGTATGTTTTTGTGCTATAATAAGCCATATTATTCTCCTATATTAAACGGCGGAGTATTTAAAGAGGGTCGACGCATAAAGTCCTCTGTGATGTTAATGTACTTATTATACTATAAATTATCTATGATGTCAAGTGAAACGTTGTCCAAATTCCACTCTTTTGGTAACTGCCAGTCTTTATTATTGTATATTCTAAATGTTGTTTTTGGAAACCATTCGAACACTTTGGCTATTTGATATATCCAATAACTATAATCAACTGCATGTGAGTCTGTACTACTGTACCCTTCTGTGCCTTTGTATATGTTATTAACTTTGTTATCTGTACTGTATAGATCAAATCCTACTAAGTTTACTTTATTATCTAGTGTTGCACCTAATAGTATTGCATACGGTCCACTACCCCAATGAAACGGATCGTCCATTCTTTGTGTACCTTTTTCAACTAAGTTAGGAAGTGCTAGTACGCCTAATTCTTTGTGCCATCGTTGCCTAGTGTATATATTTGTGTGATGTGGTAATGCTTGTTTAACCATGCGTTTGTCACAACATACTAGATGTTGTACATAGTAATCTCTAAAGACTGCATTACAGCCTATCTTCTCTTGATATATCTTGTCAAGTAGAACGCCGTCACGGCTAGATCCGTTACCAATTACTAACATAAGATTATTTAGTTTGGTTTTACTACTAAGTAAATATTATCGAACGTTTGCGATTTTTGTGTTTTGAATATTAAATGTACACATTCAAACTCACCTGTCATACTAACACGATACTCTCCACCGTTTACCATATCACTAGGTACAGCCATATGCCAACCATTCTCTACTCTATCACCTGGCGCTGTGTTTTGTATGTAACGTTTTGTAAACTTGTTTAGATCATGTGAGTGACTTCCGTCTACTGCGTGTGCCACACCATATGCGGCTGTGCTACTACACTCATATTTCTTTGATCCAACCATATAGAATTCTATGTCTTGCCCTTTTTCAATTGGATTGTTTACTACGTTAATTTGTGTGTCTTGGAATACAAATGCATTATCAAAACTCATGTAGGCAACTCCAAATCCTATTATAGTTACCATACTTAATCCGCTGATTATATTTGCTATAGCCTTCGTTATTATAAACTTTCTATCTTTTGTCATTACTTCTCATTGCCTCAATATCCTGTGCTACGCTCTTAAATTCAGCTCGCACTTCGGCTAAGTTTTTACTAGCCCTGTTTAATGTTTTTACTAATTGTCTGATGGTGTATATTGTCCAAAACCACCAAGTTACTGCTGTTACAGCGAATAGGGCCAACCCTATCCAGAATGCCTGTTCAAAATCTATTATACCTGTAAAAATTAAGCCTGAGCAAGCCACAAGAAAAATCGTAGGAATTACTCTTGCGAATACGTCCCAACGTTCTACTTGTTTCTCTATTTTTTCTTCATCTATCATTATTATTTGCCTCTGTGTTGTCCATAGTTCTACAATGTAAATAAGATTACATCGCATACTATTTACTGCTTTTGTATGTTTGATTAAATCGTTAGTTAACCTGAAATTGAACCAAAACTGCGCCACTCACCTGGAGTGCCAGTTCTAATACAAATCCAACCTAAGTTGCCGCCCGGGGCAGGTGCATCATGCCATACAATGTCACCTTGATTGTAAAGACCAATAGTTGGAATACCGTCACCAACTTCCATCTTTTTGTTTTGAAACTTAACAGGTCCGTTAGTTTCTAATGCTACGCCATTTGATACTGCCGAAACACCAATTCCTACACTGCCTTCAAATACTGTGTTTGAAGATCCTTGTACTTTAAGTGTGCCGCCGCCATCAATAATAAGTCTTGATGTTGTATCGTCTCCGGCGATTTGATTGATTGATAGAAGTGCATTACCTAAACTGTTTAGACCTTCTTTAATTGCAAGAACGTTATCTGCACTTATGTTTACTAATGCTGTCATGCTTCTATCTTCCCAAATTGTTTCCATGTACCAGGTGCACCACTTTCTATACATACCCAACCCATAAAGCCTCCTGCTTGTGGATTATTATCGTATACAATATCACCTTGGTTGTTGTTTCCTGTAGTAGGCATTTCGTTACCTACTGCTAATCTTTTATCTGCAAATCTAATTGCGCCTGCTACTTGTAAATCTACATCATCACCTGGATACTGTACTTTAATACCTAGTGTGCCTTTTACTTCAACACCGCCTTGTTCTTTAATAACAATACGTTCTTTGTTGTCTGTAATTAAACTCATTTTACTTGTAGTGTATGCACCTACTCTAATATGATCAAACTCAGGATCAACTACAAACTCTGCTTCATTACTTGCTACACTTAATTGTGCATTAGGTGCTTCAGCGCCGATAGCAAAACGCATTGTTCCACTGTCGTATGTAACAAATTCATCAACACTTAGATCGCCTGCTATACGTAGACCGTTTAATGTTCCTACAGTTTCAAGTTCACTGTGCTTAACAGTAACACCTAGTTTGTCTGCACTTAGTACAGGAATATTATCTATTTCAATAACTGCATTTCTATGCAGGTCAATTGTATTACTAATGTAGAATCTATCTCCACGCCATACAATTTGTTTGGTTGCTTCACCGTCTTGTCTCCATTGCATACCCATCATGTCAATGGTTCCGCCTTGGGCAGTAAAGTCAATATTTTGTGTAACTTTTTGTGTTGAACTTAGTTCTTCAACATGTAGTTTGCCAGCAGTAAGAATTCCTTGTACATTCAATGCACCACTTACGTCGATGTCTCCTATTAGGCTATCTACGTCCATACTACCTACAGTAATCATATCATCTTCTACAAGCAAACTAGTTCTAGTTGCTTTGTCGTTGATACCTGTACTTCTAAGTAATGTAATTTTTCCGCCATGCACTGCATTACCGCTAATACTGTTTACAGTTGCGGGTGGCATTTCTGCGGCTTGTGTGTTTGCAATGGTCTCAACAGTCGTTGCTAGACGTGCGAGGCCTTCTCTTATATTATCTATCTGGCTCATGTAAGTATTTATCAACTTACCTTCAGAAGCACAGTATCCGCATTTATCCTACCATTAAGTTTAATATCTACAGCATTGATATCTTCTAAGAATGTACGTAGTTTAACTTTGCCTGCTTCTTTAAACTCTTTAAGTTTCTCTTCAGGCTTACGCATTGTCTTTTGTACACTTTCGGATTCTTTAAATCCAATGATAGTAGTACCTTTTACACTAAGTCCACTACCTTCACGTTGCATACCTTGTGGATCTATGTTTTTAGCAACATACTTACCAATCTTACGTGTCTTAATATTAAATACCCAAAGCTCGTTAGCATAGATAATCTCTATTGGGTTAATACTTGCAAGACTATTCTTATTATCTACCTTACAGTATTTCAACTTCTCAACTAGTTTTTCAGCACTCTTAGGTTTACGTTTTCTAGTCTTACGTGTTGCTTTACTTGTATCAACTACTAGTTGACAAGCCATTTGAATATTACCCATTGCTTCAAGTATCTTCTTAACATCGTCTTTATTAAGATGTGCATATGCTTCTTTGAGTTGTTCCAACATGTCTTGTGCATGTTCGTCCATCTTTGCAATTTTAGCCTTACTAGGAAAATTTAGCAGTTCATTATACTCTTGAATCTCTCCGTCGTAGTATCCTGAAATCCTACGTGCATGAGCCTGTGTTACTCCAAAGTTTTGAAAATGTTCTTTAAAATTAAACCCTTTAGGGTCAAACGACTTTGGGTCTGTTATCCACCCATCTAACCATTCTTCAATAGCTTCTGCTTGTATATTTACTTGTTCACGTATACGTTCTTGTATAGTAGGCTGATGTACTTTTGCTTTTTCTTCTTCTACTTCTTTCTTTTGTGTAAGAAGATAAGCACCTTGTTGCATTGCTTCTTCAATACGAGCTTTCAAAAATTTTGTTACAGGAGCAGTAACGCCCATTGTGCCAGCTAGACTTTGCCAATACTCATCGTGCTTTTTATTGTAGTCGGGCATGCCGTTCATTAGCAGTTTGGCTGTAATACCAGCAGTAATGCTTAGTGCATGTGTAGGTGCGGCTCTAACTTGTTTAACTTGTTCTTTTGTGTAACCGTTCTTGTCCATCCAAGCACCAACCGCAGGATATAAATCAAGTGGCTTATAATGTTCGTAATACCAAGCTCTTGCATGTTGGGCGGCACGATGAAACTGTTCACCAGTCCATTCTTCCCAACCTTCCCAACTAGGTTCTGTCATTTTAGCACCGCGTTTTAACCTTGGTGCACCACGGGGAGCCTTCTTTTTAACAGCTCTACCTGTGATTTTATTTACTCTAGCCATGTGCCACTCCTCTAATGTGTATAAACAGTATATAGCCGACTTAACAAAAAGTCAAGCATTATTGGAAACTTTTCTTTTGATGAAATGCTCTTTTATACATATTATGCAAGAACAAGTTCATCTTACTTCTAGTTGTTGGACGCTCATATTTAAGTGTGTGCTTCCAATTATCTCTTTTAAAAGGTATTACTTGTACCAATGGTTCACCTGGCTTAATTAGTTTTACAGGATCAGTTAGGTAACAAGGAAAATTAAGATTGTTTAAATCAAATTCATCAGTATCAATAATTGCAGGCATTATTACAAACTCTTGATCAAAATGCCAAAACGGTTGTACAAACAAACAACTATAGCCCGGCGGAGTTTTAATCTTCCAAGGCACAGATACTTTAATATAAGATTTCTTTTTGCCTTGTATATGTACAGGACATTGTTGATTTGAATGAAATGCACTTGGTGCAGTAAACTTATTTTGTAGTTCCATAAACTCACCAATGCGTTCAACAGGAAATACTCTTTCAAGTTCTTCTTCTCCTGTATCTCGATTAGTTTGTGCTATAATTTCTTGTTCATATACATTAGGTATAATGTAACCTGCGGTTACCATATCTCTTACAGGCCAACAGCCAGCAATGGTTGGAACACCATTGTCGTCATTTGCTTTAATACTACTGTACCAGTCAGGTAAACAATCCTTAGCCGGTACAATAGGAAAATTTGTTAAGACACTTTTGTCACCACAAATAAATTCAATATTCATTAAGTGCTTTCGTCCATATTAATACAAACTGCTTGATGTCCTGCTTCAAAATAACCATTGCCTTTGCCGTGTTCTATACTAAGAACTTCTCTTGCTTGGAAACATTCAGTCATTGATGTATGAACACTAACTAGTTCTACAAAAGGAGTTACTTCAAAAAAGTATACAAATACTAAAGTCCACATGTTACAATCCTAGTATACCAAATAGATTGAACCAACCCATTGTTGTTCCAATAATTACGGGTACACCTAACATCATAAACGCAATAATTAAAAATGCTATTCCAGCACCTTTATTATGATAAGGTTTGTTTGGATCACTCATGTTCGCCGCCTTTACCGCGACCAAAACCACCAAAGTATTGTGGCCTCCGCTTTGCAGTTTCAAATGTACCAACAGTAATAGCTACTGCTCCTAGTATCAACGTATGCATTAACATACTGAATACTCCTGCATACATGCTACCTACAATAATACCAAATACAATACACCACATCCATGCTAATACTTGCATAATCATATGTCTTGTGCTAAAGTCCGGAATTACACTTAATGGATTCTTCTCGTGATCCATTACTACGTTCCAACAATTATATACCCATTCTCTCATTGATATAACCTTTCTAAATGTTACCTTTACAGGATAATGTGCATCGGCGACATCGCGCCAATCTATTGCGTCATACAGATCATAAAATGTCTGTGTAACTTTGTGATTCTTAAAATATGCTGTGACCTTATACATTAGATCTTCTCACCAGCTTGAAATCCACGAAACGTTTTGAATCGTGGAAATCTCAAACTGTAAGTGTCACTGTCTTGTGATTGTGTTCGAGCATCTGCTCTTATTTCAATCAACTGACCAATGAGACTAGAACGTTCAGTCCAGTACTCATCACGTTGAGCGTCAGTGAAACCACTCCCACAGTTAAGGCGATAATTGTATCCATCGTCTTCTCCTTCTACTATTACGGCACCTAGTCTTCCTTCGTTACGTCCTGTGCCTTCTTCAACGTCAACGACGGTTAATGTAATTTCAATAAAAGGTTTTGCTTTGAGCCAAGCATGTGTACGTTTGCATTCGTAGGGAGCATCAACATCTTTGATCATAACCCCTTCATAACCACCGTCTACAGCCGTCTTATTAAGCTCTACAAAGCGGTTATTGCCTTCATCAGTACTCAGGTCTACCTCTTCCCATTCACACGCTTGTACGTGCTCTAAGAGGTCTTCGTTTTCCAATACCCAATACTTAACTAAGTTACTACGATATGTTTGTGGTTTATCCCAACCACCTTCTAAAAAGTCTTTCAACGGAATAAAGTCAAACAAGTGTAATACACTATCAGTTGCGGCCTTACCATCTTTTCTATGTACTTGCTTCATGAGGTCTTGAAAGTCTTTGCTCATTACTTCACCATCTAGTACACAATCATATGGACTAGGCTTACGTTCTAACACAGATTCAATCTCTGCAATGATGTGTGGAAAGTTATGAAACTGTTTGCCGTTACGACTAAACAATTCTACCTTGCCGCTTTTACATACTGCAAGTACTCTTACACCATCAAGTTTAACTTCAATTTGCTTTTTGCCTACCATCTTCTTTTCGTGGTTAGCTGAGTCATGTGCTAATGCACAAGTAAATGTTGGAATTGCATACTGTGGAAACTTCTTAGCAATCTTGTTTACAGTCTTTTCACTACATCCACAACGTAGGTCTTTGATTAAGATACGTCTATAAAAGCCATTCCACTGTTCAACTGTAGCAACACTCATTACCAATTCAATAGCATCACGTGCCGCATGTCCTGTAAGCTCTCTATTGATAAGTTGATTGGCAAGTACTTTGAAATCCTTCCAAATAAGACCTTGTCCTAGCTGTGTGTCTTTACGTTCTGGTACTTGCTTTACTCCAAATGTAACAAGTGGATCAAGTGCCATACGTACACCTTCAAAGAACTCATCTAGTCCTTCTTCCATTGCTTCTAGTATCA